TGCACCAGCGCGTTTAGAGCACTGTGCTCGGAGCGGGATGGGACTAGGCGCTTATCTAATCCAGGCACCCAGCCGTTCTTGCGTGAGAGAGACCCAACGGTATCGCGAAGAGCCGCGAGTGCCGGGAGGTTATCCAGGAAGCTCTCTCTCGCGACCTTGCCTACGCTGGCGATCCTGGTTGCATTGGGTGACGCATTGTCGCCAAAGAACCTGGAGTAGACCTCAAGGGCCTTTGGGTGCAGCTCGGTGCCTTCTGTCTGCGCCATCGCGGTGCGGAGCGCACCAAGGATGATTGTCCCGAGTTGCCCATTACCGCAGCCGTAGACGATGGCGTAGATGCCTGTCTTCGCGCCCTTCTCTCTGTAGATCGTGTGCAGGGCGTTGTGCTTGTCGCGCTCGACGCCTTTGTCTACGAAGCCGAAGCCGACTGTATTGTGCCAGTGTACGTCGCCCTCGAGCACGTCTCGACCGAAGGCTCCGTTGTCGTACTTCGCCATGTAGTGCGCGAGGCCACGAAGCTCCAAGCCCTCCATGTCCGCGCCCACGCCCTCCCAACCCTCGGGCACCTTAAAGAGCGCCCGGCACTCCTTGCCGTATGGCTTGGAGTTACTCGGCACCTGCCCGATGTTTGGATTGAAGTGAGCCGCGCGGGACGTGATGGTCCCCAGGGGATTGTAGTTGGCGTGTATCCGATTATCAGGCTTGACTACACTCATCCATGCCTGCGTGCCTGTAGCGAGCTGGCCGAGGCGCTTGGTGATCATTAGATACTCGCAAAGGCTAGCAGCCTCCGGGTACACCGCAGAGAGACCTTCTAGTATCTCTTCGTCTGTCTTGGCGGCTCCGTTCTCGGTGAACTCTGTCGGCTCCCATCCAAGGGAGCGCAGCACCTTCTCGATGTGCTGGTGGCTCTTTGGATTGAAATCGACCCACTCGATCTTGCTGCACGGGTAGCCCACGAACTTGCCGTCGATGGTCTCCCCGGAGTACCCCAATGTCTTGTTAGGGCGCTTCGGGACGAACTCACCCTGGCGCACCCACCAGCCCCCGAAGGTCTCCTGGAGCTTCTTCTCTATCTCCTGTCGACGGTCGAGCAGCTTAGCGTGTAGCTCCGCAGCAGCCCGCTCGTCGAAAGGCCACCCGGCCTGCGTCATGCTCTCGCACAGTCGGTGCGTCTCGTGTTCGAGCCGGATAGCCTGCGGGGACATTTTGTCCACCTTCAGGTACTTCCAGAGCATCAGGGACGTGCGAACGTCGCCTACGCAGCGCTCGCCCATCTCTGTGGTGTACGTGCTCCAGTCGGTGATGTCCTCGTGGAGTTTAGGTACGCCCAGCCGCCAGCCCCAGGCTCCAACACTGTGAGAGCCGAAGTACTCATGGGGCATTGTTGGTCTGTTCTGACTGCGGGCCTTCTGATTGTCGCGCCCGTCGATCTCCTTGAGGTTTGTGAAGGCGAGCCGAGAGAGGACCAGGAGGTCCATCTGCTTGCTCTCGGGGACTACGAAGCCCTTGAGCTTCTCAAGTAGCGGGAAGTCGTACCTGATGACGTTCATGCCGATCAGCAGGTCAGCCTCAGCAAGGTGCGCTAGCCCCTCCTCCAGTTGCGTGTTGTCGAAGAACCTCTCCTTGCCCGTGTCCACGTCAACGGAGGCGATGCAGTGCAGTTTTGTAGCGGCAGGGATCGTGTCGGTGGCTTCCAGCAGACCATCACTCTCTAGGTCAAATAGCAGCCTCATTACACCTCCTCGAATGCTGTCTTCTCATGTAGGGCTTGTTTTATGCGCCCAGTATCGCGGTCGTATTTTAGTTTGTCGCACTCCCCGAGATCGCCCATCTCTCGGCACTTGAGTAGGCGGACGATCATCTCGTCCTGCGAAGAGAACCGGACCTCCGTCATCTTCTCGCTGTCACCTCCAGCCGTAAGCTGCTGGTCTCGCTCCAGAGAGATCACGTTGTCGCTGATCTGCTCTAGAGACGCAGAGCCTCGTAGATCATTCAGTGATACAACTGCGCCCTCGTTGTAATTCTTGTCTGTCCGTTTCAGGTGCACGATGGCGATGATCCCCACGCCCGTTTCCTCGCAGAGCGAGCGTAGTTGCGTCATCAACATGTCCAGGTCTTTGCGCTCACCCTCCTTCGAACTCTCGATGCCAGACACGACAATCGAGATGTGGTCGAGGAAGATGAAGTCGACCTTCAGCACTGCGGCGAAGTAGCGGAGCTTCGCCATCAGGTTCTTGCTCTCCAGCGAGCCGAAGTGGTCGTAGAACCACATGCGCTGGTGCAGCACTTTCTTGATAGCGTCGTTCCACTGCTCGTCAGTGATGAGGCTCGTGTCGTGGCGCAGGCGACCTAGTGGGACGCTATTGTGGATCGCGACGAAGCCCTGCGCCGTCTTCACGTTGTTTTCCTCCAGGTACACGTTGCCGATTGACAACCCATGCACCTGATGCAGGTGGTAGCCTAGCTCACGCGCTACGGTGCTCTTGCCTATCCCACTCCCTGCTGTCAGCAGCGTGATCTCACCTTTGCGGACACCCAGCATCTTGTCCTGGAGTACAGCCATCGAGCGTGGCAGTTCATAGCCCCGCACGGCGGCCTGCTTCAGCGTCTCCAGCGTAAAGATTTCACCGCTGACGATGCCGTCTGGCCGCCATGGTGCTGCGTCCCAGAACGCCCTTATCAGAGCGCCAGGGCCGTGCTTGAGTAACGTGTCGTTGGCGTCCTTCTCTGGAAGCTTAGCGATGCAGCAGCGCCCAGGGGGCATCGCAGCGGCGAACTCGTCCGCAGCGGCTTGCCCAGGCTCGTCCATATCGAACATGAGGACGATGCGGTCGTACTGGAGCAGCGCCTCGTATGTCTCGCGCCGCTTCAATAGCTGCTTCACAGAGCCGGTGCCGTTGGGCAGAGACATCACAGGCCACTTGCACTCCTGGACCTCCAGCACGGTCAATGCATCGATCTCGCCTTCCGTGATGGCCAGATGCCTGCTGCGCTGCCACTTGTCTTGTAGCCATAGCGGCATGTCCTTTCGTCCCGGCCCCAGGGACATGAACCGCTTCCCTGGGAGCCGAAGCTTTTGCGCGATTAGCTGTCCACCCTCGTAGTGATTGGCGATGTGGACAGGCTCGCCGTTGTACATACCCACTTGGTAGCGCGCGAACTCGCAGGTGGCCTTGGAGATGCCACGGTTCTTGAGGGCCATGTACTCGCCAGTCAGCGGGCCTTGGCTCCAACCCTCCGACACTTTGTCTTCGACCATCTCCACCACCTCGCCCTCCTGTTCGTTGTACTTGCAGCCGAAGCAGTGCGCGCTGCCGTCCTGGTAGCGGGCTAGATTGTCCCGGCTGCCGCAGTTTGGACACGCCTCGTGACGGACGAACACACCCATCAGGCAGCGACCTGTAGCGCGCTACAAAACGTGTAGCGTGCATACTTGTGTCCCTGCTCGTCTCGGCGGATGTCGCAAACGACGCGATGCCCGGCCTTGTGCCGGATTTCGTAGATGCACGCAGCGAGGCGGGAGATGCTGTAGGAGACCAGCGCCTCCATTGGAGAGATTGTCCCGCGCCGTTCGAGGTGGCGGAGGACAGTCTTGGCCTGCGGAGTGAGGCGAAGTTCTTTTGCGATGGACGGCGTCATTAGCGTTTTCCTTTTGATGCTGGTTTCATGTCCTTGACCCACGAGGCCGGTAGAGTAGTCCGCCCTCGCGCTTTGTTTACTTCGCACCACTTGAAGCCGTTCTCATCAGCCCACGCCGCGTAGGTCGTAGGTGACCCCGTGTAGATTTTGTTCTTGGCGTTTGAGAACACTAGGCGGATGTCTAGGTTAGGGTGCTGCTGCTTTAACAGCAGAAGCTTCTGCCGCTCCTTCGCGCCGTTGCGTCCAAACCACCCCTTGTACTCAAGGAGTATGTTTGTCCCCGTGATGCAAAAGTCGGGAAGGTATTTAGCCGTCCGTGCGGGCACCGAGTATTCGAGCTTCTTCGCTTCGTAGGCGAAAGGGACACCCGCCGTTTCCAGCAGGTGCCCCAGGAATTTTTCGCTCGGGTTTCGATACGGAGGCTCAAATAAAAGAGCCTTCCCCATATTAGAGTTCGAAGCTACCGACTTCGTCAGCCGAAGCGACGTGCTCGTAGGCGTCGGCCTCGGTCTCGAACGACGAACCGCCCGCACCTGCGCCACCCTCTTGCAGCGAGATGATCTGCAGAGCGTTCAGACGCATCGACACGCCGCGCACAACCTCGTTGACCTCGACGCTCTTGCCAGAGGCGTCCTTCACGCGGACACGCTCGTTTTTAGCCCAAGGAAAAAGGACTGCCTCGACGTTGGCAACGGTGCCGTTGCCGATTTTCAGGTTGTCGGGGAGCTTCTTGCGCTTGCCGTCGAGTACCAGAGGACGATAGCGGGACTTCAAGTTGAATCCCTCCTCGGTGACCTCTCCGGTGTCGCGGTTCTTGAATTTCTTGAGGGGCAGCGAGGTCGTCGCGTCCTTGCCAGCGCCGTTAGCTTTGTAGAACGCATCGAACTCCGGGGACGCAGCGACCTCCTCCAGGCGCTTGACGATCTCCGCGTGAGCGGCGGGGGTCTGCGCGACGACTGAAGTCTTGAACTTGCCGTCCGCAAAGCGACCCTCGGTGTCCGGTGTGGTGATCTTCGGCCAGCGAAGTTCGACGCGCTTGAGGACGTAGGTGACAGTCGGAAGTTTTGCCATGGGTGTTGTGTTCCTGTTGTGTGATATCAATTCCAGTCAGAGACCGGGCAGACGTTCATAACTTCGAAGAGGCCGTTGAGACCGTTTATGATTACGAGTTCACGATGCTCGACGGTGGGATCGTCACCGTTCCACCCGCCGAGACGGATGAGCTTCTTCACTCGCTCCGGGTAGAGCGACCAGACGAAGGACGTAGCAATTGGCGAATGCACGAGCAGAAGCGGGTGCGGCATCAGGGAGGCGGTATGGAACCCCAGGGCCGCTTTAGGTGTCGCACAGACTTTCTCGGGCGGCATGATCCCGAAGAAGATCGTGCAGGCAGAAGCGCACGGCCCATCAATGATGAGGCGAGCGCCGCTGTCGCGGATGCGTACGTAGCTCTCCACAAACCCCTGAACCGACCCTCCGTTGCTTTCGGTGATCCGAACCACACGCTCCGCTTTCCCGCTGTCGAGCGGGATCGCCTTCGCGATGGACAGTACGAATGCAGCGAGTAGGACGAATGCCGCGAGCCATGCTGTTGTTCTGATCATCGTCCCTGCCCTTTGTACGGTTTGAAGCTACGCTTTGCGCTCTTGTTCCTCGGTCGCGCGTGCCTGCCGATGGACGTTCGCTTTGGTCTACGAGGAACCTTCTCGCGCACCACACCGATTGCTGCTTTAGCCATGTCGGATGATTACCCCTGCTTCGATGAGACGGGCCTGCACGTCTAGCGGGATAGGCTCTCCGCTCTCCCGATAGAGCGCGAGCAGATTGAGGTCTCGGGCGCTAAGCGAACGCGAAGGGGGAACGTAGCGTCTGTTGCCGGTCGAGGGTTCCATGTTCAATCTCCTTTGGTATTCTGTGCGAGTTGGCTGATGTAATCGCAGACAAAGCGGATTGTCGTATCTCAGCGAGGACATCGTGGTTGTCGTACATCGCGACGAGTTGCTCTCTGATGATGTCGCGAAAGCGCGATGCGTTGGGTGCGTGGCATGCAAAGCTGTCGTGAACAGTCGCGGTGACGATCCCCTCGGCCTTCGCCGCGTTGGCGGTGAGGCACAGATGCGCGGCGTCGAGCGAATGGACGACATTAGGCGCGATAGCATTAGCGGCTGACGCTTTGTCTACCGTCCGACTGTGACCATCAGCTACACTGATGCGGATGGCGGTGTCGTGCATCCATAGACGCACTCGCTGTATCTGCATTTCGTAGTACCTATTCGCGCAAGGCAAGCCCGTGGGCGTAACCCAGGACAAGCACTTACCTTCGTGAGCTAGACCTCTTGCGATGGTCTGCAAGAAGGTCATCGCCTCGGCGGGCAGACGCACGATTTGGCAGATCGCATCGTAAGTGTGTCTGGCGAGGTATTTAGCTGCGGCTCGGCCGCCATCGGGGCCTAGGGGGTGCTGAGCGTACACGCCCTTGAGCACCTCCAGAGCCAACGGCCTCATTGTGTCCTCCATGTGCTGCTGGCTCATCCCAAACTGTTTGGAAGAGTAGGCGAACGTCATCACGTTGCGCTTCACCAGCTTGCGCGTCACACCGTGGTCCAGCCAGAGCTTCGCGAGGTGCGCGTCATCGCCGCCCGCCTCTATGTCGTTCTCGATGCGGGACTGCACGACGTCTGCGACCGTCTGGTAGATGTCCGCAGGTAAATCGTTAGCCGTGAGGTTTACCAACGAACCCTCTGGTGCCTTTGTCATCATGCATAGATGCTGTAGGCCGGAGCAACTGCCGTCGAAGGCTATCGGCAGGTGAGTACGGTATGACTGTGCAGCGTCCAGTGCCACAGCCGCAGCTACTAGCTCCATGCACGCCGCCAGGAACTGCCACGGCTTGTCGGCCTCGTGCCACCGCTCGTCCGCAAGCGGGTTCGCCACAATCGAGGCTATCATTGCAGCATTGT